GGGACACCGAGAGCCTAGTAGCGGTCAAGGATGGAGAGACCTTTGAGCATGCTGGGGACGAAAGCAGAAAAATCATCGCCCTAGACGCGGGTCGAAGGGTGAAACCCGCGCCCTCCTGTGGCAAGGTGGTTGAAGTAGAGGTTGATAATCGAACCGCATACAGACGTCAGCTTGTGGCCAGAGAGGAGCCCGCTGCGCGCCTTCGCATAGAGTGGGTGCGTCAGATGGGGGTAAGCGATGTATGTTCTGTTCATGACGCTGTTCACGACGAAGGATGACAGGCGCTCAGTCTTCCGGCCTGCGGTGCGTTTGCAGATGGTCTGGAGAATCGCAGCTACCATAAATGGTTGTGCGATGTGGTCAAACTTCGAAATATCAACCGAGAGCGGCACCAGACTCTGGGGGTTACTGCTGTAGTACTCCCAAGATTGCAAGTTCTCGTCCTGGGTGCAGAAAGCCGGGACGAACCGCCTAAGTGGTGACTTGTCGTTCACTCGAAGCAACTCTTGAACGCAAGCGTACAGGTAACACGTCAGCTCATAAAAAGGGAGGTTATTGTTGACTATGAGACGTGATTTGCCTGGCTCTCGTTTAACCGCAGGAATTGTTTCGATGTCCCCAGTCTGGAATAGACCTTGGGGATCAGGGTGCCGGGCCCACAAATTGTCCCATTGCGCGTTCTCAATGTCCGAGAACACGTCGAGAGGGTCGATGTACATGCTGTAAAGCTTGCGTTTCGACATCCTACGTCGATGAGCCGAGCCATCAGCCATGAGCGCGTCAGAGAAAAGTCTCTGGAGGGTGCTCGTCGGCGGTGCGACTTGGGACGGGAAGACTACGTTCTCGAGGAAGGCTTGGAAATCATAGTAGTCAAACGGTCCGCCGTTCTGCTTGTAGTGGGTGTAGCTCGGGGAGCCCTCGATGGTGGTCGGAGCCTCACGGGGAGGCGGCAAGGCCTCGAGGAGTTCAAGTCCGTTCAGGTCGACTGCTTCGCTCACGTCGCAGTCAGACTGGGAGTCTGAGTCTTCTTCTGCTCTACTCGGCGGATGCAGGGGGCCGCTTTCTTCTGCTCTACTCGGCGGATGCAGGGGGCCGCTTTGTGACTCGTTTGACTCTGAGTCATCAGTAGGACAGGTGAGTTTCTCACCATCCTCTTCCAACCGCTCGTGTTCCTCGTAGAGCTGGTTGTGTTCCAAGTAAGCAATCGTGAACTGAATGAGAACGTCCTGATAGCGTTCATCGAATTCAACCACGACTGAAGGTCGTCCGTCGGGGAGGCCGGGAGGGCGCATCGCGTAGTAGAAGAAATCTCCTGCGTACGTTTCTTGGAACTGGAAGTCTGATGCCAGTTTACCGTGAACTGTGACTGAACCACGAATCTTGGCGCGCAAGGAGAGCAGCTATTGGAGACAGATTTTATGAAGAGGTGTCATAGGTAAGCCGCTCTCCGCCAGCGCCTGACTCAGGTGGGGCAGGGCGTTCGGGGCAATGTGGGCGATGTCAAGTGATGACGCGATAGACAGGTAGTCTGCGATCAGCCGCCCGCACGACGGATCAACCTCTGGCGCTCTCGCAATCTCGATGCGAACGATGCGCTGGAGGTGCTCCAATGTGTCGGGGGAGAGTTCGACCTGGTCATCTACGCGTTCTGGCAATTGGCGTTTGACGTAACCGCCGATTGATGTTGCAAGGCTGTGGCCAGAGCGCGACTTCTGCAGGGGTGCTGGGGAGTAAAGAGAACTGCAAGGTGCGACCTGTGTCGCTCTCAGCTAAGTCCGAAATTCTTGTAAGAACTCTTCAATCCCTGGCACTTCGCAGGGGTTCCTGGTGGGATTCATTGACATGTTGTTGGATCGCTGTTGGTACTCG